TTAAATATAATATTAATTATTATTATTATTTTTTTATAATTATTTTTATAATAGTGAAGTATTAATAAATTACAAAGTTATATATTTTTTTTTAAATAACCTAATTATTTTACATATTTATCTACAATCTTTCTTGCAAAACTTCTAAAACCTAATACATCTATGACAATAGCACCTAAAACGTACTTGTACCAAGTTGGTAATTGATTAAGGTTTTCATAGGATACTCTTATATCTTCTGATAAGTTAATATAGCTGTTTTCTTTAAAAGCTATTATAAAAGGTGTAATAGTAGCTATGAATACTGGTATTAAAAATAAGTATGTTATAACCTCATCTTTAAATGTATTATTCTTTTGTTGTGCAGTAATTAAATCTATTTGGTTATCACTATCCGTATTAGATAGTATTCTATCAACATTAGCTTTGGTATGTGCTTCCAATACCTTAAACTCTTGTTCTTGTTTTAATTGTTTTAATTTAGCTTTATTCTGTAAAGCATCTTTACCAATACCAATTAAGTTTCCTAATAATTTAAATACAGTTCCCATTTATGTAAGTTTAGTTATTTACCCTTGTTCGATTAACGAGAGTAATTACTCCCATCGTACTTGTATCTGACCAAAGAATAAAAACAGATTAAGTTCTGAATACTCAAATCCTTTCTCTGGTTCGTGATACTGCCAACCTAACATCATTGCATTAGGCACTAATAAAATTAAGTTTATTTCCATAATATTTTATAAAGGGTTAGAATTATTATTAATAACCAACTAAACAACATTAGTAGGTTTGGATATTTAACACAGTCAGTTCTTATTATTGCTCCCATAATAAACATAACCGTATGAAATAATCCTCTTAATATGTCCAAATTACATTGTTCGCTTTTTCTTTATCATCGTCTACGTGGATGAATGAACTTGCAATACCTATTCTATTAAAGCCAACACTTATAAGAGCGTTTAAGACAATATATCTTGTACTGCTATCCTTTGCTCTTATATCAACTGCAAGTCCTCTTAAATGGCTTGAATTAGGTTTACCACCTACTCTTGCATTTTGTTCTGGACTTCTGTATGCAGAATTAATAGTAAAAGGTATATTAGCCAATTCCCTTGCCTTATCTAATTTAGCAAGGAATTCTTCATTCATATTGTATTCTATCTCTTTAAAGTACTTACTCATTCTTATTTAATTTACTGTATATTTTATTAAACTCGCTTTCTGTAATATTTAGTTTTAAATCAATTCCTGCTACCCATTGATATATTGGTCTATCATCTCTTATAAGTATTAGTACTGGTACTGACTTAATTCTGTTTTGTATTGACTTTGGTTGTTGTTCTAACCAAGCAGTTTTTATTGGTATACCTTTTAACCTTTTTATTTTTAAACTATTCTTTGCGTTCCACTTTGCGTTTATCTCCAATAAACTAAATTCTTGAGAATAAGATTTTAATGATACAAATAAAAATATTAGAATTAAACACTTTTTCATAACATTACTTTTGGATTATTTTGTATAGCTTCTCATCTATCTTATCCAACTTATTACTATTCTCTTGAACCTTATCTTGTGTGTTCATAATAGTTTCCCTTACGAGTTGGTCTTTTAGGTCATACTCTGTCCTCGTAACTTGAGGTTCTGGTAATTCCTTTGCCAACTCAATATCCTTTTTTAGCGTAAAATACAAACCAGCAATAGAAATAGTAAAAGAAACAACCAAAGCTATTGTCTTTAAATCAAGTGTTACTTCTGTATTTTCGCTTATTTTGTTCTCCATTTATTAGAGTTTTAGTGATTCATAACTTAAGCCAAAGAATGAATGTACTCCATCTCCCTCGATTTCTACTGCGTAAGATTTCCAACCATAAGGATGATTTACTGATACCACCTCTGGTGTTACAATCATACCCTCTTCATCTAAAACTGCTTCTTCTTCTACTGTTGTGATTTCTGAATCATCCCAAGCAACATCAACGTGCCATTTATCAGATAATACTGGTGCAGTAATTTCTTCTCCCTCTTCATCGTACTCCCCTTGTTCTAAAACAATATTACCTAATTGTACAATAGTATTTTTATGTGTTGGGTATTCGTTTCCGTTTTCATCTGTTGCAGTACCTAAAGCATCAATCTTTTCTTGTGCTTGTTGCTTACTGTTAAACTCGTATTTACCTATTTTCATTGTATATAATTTATGATGTTAATGCTTCTAATTCTTGGTCTGTTAATGAGTTGTTAAAAAACCTAATATCTTTTACTTCTCCTATAAATCGAGAGGTACTGTAATTAAGATTTAATTCACTTAATCCACTTACTGATTGATTTTCAGCAAGTGAGTATCTTGAAATTGAAACACCATTTACAAACATCTTGTAATTACTACCATTAGAATCATATTGAACGGCTATCTTATTATTATCTGAAAGATTAATGTCAGAAGCTATAAACTGTATATTTTCACTTGCACTACCTCCAAAATAAAATCTTAAATCCCCATTATTTCTAAACTGCAAAATTACCGCATTCGTGAAGCTAACTGATGGAGATGAAATCGTAATATAATGATTCAAGTCTGGTATTTCTTCAAATCCCTTAATTTCTGCATATAACACTCCCTCTGAATCGTTAAACGTAGAAGCATTACCAGCACCATTACAAGTTTCTGCTGAACGAGTAACTATTGATGTTGTTGTTGGAATATAGCTTGTTGAGTAATCCCCTAATTCAAATTGCGCTCCCCAAATATGAACACCTTTATTAATGGCATCGTTTAAGAAAAATCCATAATTAACATTTTCAGTAGCAGTAGCAGTAAAAACAGCACTACATCTATACCAACCATTACCATAATTTTCTATTTTTGGTTCAGTAACAGTCCCAGAATTGCCTATAACAGTTCCGTTTACTACATTAAAATTAGCTTGACCAGATTGTCCGAAAACATTTATTATAAATTCTTCAACATCTATATATTTAGCAAAAACCGATATTGCGTAACTACTTCCAAATGTTACAGATATACCATCAAATACATAATGATTTGAGCCACTTAATCCTACAAGTTTATCAGCGTCTAATAAACCACTTGGAGAAATTGCATCATTTGGGGTTATTGATGACCTTACATTCGCCCAAACCCCATTGTCAAATTCCTCACTATAAGTTTGTAGATTAGTTCTACTTAATTCTAATAACAAACTCGGACAACCTCCATCAGAATAGTCCAATCTCGGTACATCATTAGATACTGTTTCTATTAAACCATTCTCATTTACTCTTGTCGCAGAGCCAGTTCTTGCAAAAGTAAAATCCCCATCTCCGTTTGTAGGGAGAACAGAATATACTTTTTGTGCTTTATACCCACTTGGTATTAATGCTAAATTTGGTGTTGCCATAATTTATTTATTTATTTTATTTTATTTTTTTATTAAAAGATTACACAATCTAAACTTTCCACTACTCCACCATCATCAACTACTCTAAAATAGTAAGTCCAATTAGCAGTATTGAAATCAGCACTTTTTATACAGTTTAAAGATTCTACTGTTCCACCATCAGCTAAAACTCTATCACTAAACTCATCTCCTAAAGGAGAAAGAAGAGCAAATAGGTAATAAATATTACCCCATCCATTACGAGTAGGGTTACCCCACCAACTAACATCATATATTTCGTTTGCCATCTTTCTTCTTCTTATCTTTGTTAAACTCGTTATAAAAACTATTTAGCTTTATTATGTTAACTGTTTTTGTCTTATATGTCTTTTTTTTCAAACTCATTACAAAACAAAACTTGAAAACTCATTAGCATCCTTGTCAGGGTACATATCTCCGTTACTGTTATTATTGTACTCAGGGTACTTATTACTGTTAAAACAAATGTAATCCAAGAACCTCTTCGTATAAAATTCAGCTCTATCATTTATCTTACTCATCATTCTATCAACATCGCTATAGTTAACAGAGTCTGAATCTTCCCCTCTATGCTTCGATATACCTCCATTATCAATTTTAAACATAGAGAAAGGGAAGTATTCAGCTTGAGTAAACCAAATTAACATTGGCTTAATATAAACGTCTCTAAGGCTCTTATAATCGCTATTAGCAGGTAAGTCTATATCACCTGATAATATTAAAGCCTGTAGCTTATCGTACAACTTACCACCTAAATAGTTTTGTATGTGTATATCCTGTGCTACCTCAACAAAGTGAATTAACTTGTCAGCATCAGTACTACCACTAATTATTGACTTAGCTTTTAAATCTTGTATTGTTATGAATAATGCTTTCATATGCCTAAAGTCTTTCTTATTTTATTTAAAGTACTTCTATAAGCACCTCTATCTGCTCTATCTATCATTCTTTCACCCATCTCACTTGGGTTCTTAGGTTCTTTTAAACCCTTTTCGTAAGCATTAGATGAATCAACTTGCTTACCATCTTTCTTCTTGTAAACTCTTAACTCCCAATAGTGATGACAGTTCTTACCACCTTTGTATTTTAGTAAACTGTAATTTCTACCTTTATGACCTAACTCTTTGTTTACACCTCTAAAAGACATCATATTAATATCTTCCTTTCTAAATACAACCTTTCTACCTGTTAACACTTCCATTCTCTTACAGAAATCTCTACTGTTCGGAGATTTTCTCTCTGGCATATAAGCGTATCTAATTTTATATACACCATCGTCTTCAGATGACGCTTTATCAGAATACTTGATTTCAGCCATTTTAACGGACTCATTTTCGTCTTGGTATATCTCACTATGGATTACCTCCCAATCATCGCTTAAAACCTCTCCTAAAGCCTCTAATTGGCTAATCATATCATCACCCTCCTCTTCAGAAAAGTCTTTATTGTCTTCAGCAGATAATTTCTCACCTGTTTCCTCTTCTTTTCTAATCTTAGTAGATACGTTATCTAACTCTGTAAATTCGATTGGTTGTAGAGTAGTAAAGTATAAATCTTGGTATATCTTGTTAAATTCAAGTATCTCTGTTAATCCGTAAATAATACCATCTTGAAATGGTCTGATAATTACGTTATCCATTAATACAGATGCAGTTCTTAATTCTTCTGCATTGTTACCAAAACCTGTGTTGTCTTTAATACCTAAAAGTATTGGAGATACAATTCCGTGTCCTAACATTATCTTCTCTCTTGCCTCATCAGATAAGAATTGATATTGTGCGTGAGCATCTGGTAAGTGTATAGCCTCTATATCAGCTTTAGTTTCTGATGATTCGTTAAATGCAATAATTGCTTTACCACTATTAGAACTACCACTAAACTTTTGGTTAATCTTGCTCTCTATAGATTGCTGAGTTTCAGCATTAGGTATCCCATTGTTAAAGTTTACAAATAAACTCGGTTGTAATCCGTTCTCTATATTGGATAAATGATAGTTAGATACTTCTGATTCTAACTCACTATATTGTAAAGATGCTTGATAATCTACTGTAGAGTAGTAATAGAAACCACTTCTGTAAGGTTTAAATACATAAAGTTCGTTTACTTGAGATTTACTACCATTACCAAATGTAGGTATTCTTTTAGGACTATCTGAGTTCTTACAGTCTTTCCAAGATGGATGATAGTAATAAGCCTTTATAACACCTTTAGTAGCCTTCTCAGCTCTAAGAGTCTCCATAGGAAAGTGAGATACCTTTAGTATCTTTGTTTTAGCTTTATTGTATGTTAGTTGCATAACACCTTGACCTAACAACTTGTAATCATTAACAAGTCTCTTAACTTCTCTTGGTCTAAGTAGTTTCTTCATTCTAACATAATCCTCAGGAAATAAATCTGAATTAGTAGATTCTAAACCTCTACCATAAATCATATCAACAATACCATTAATACATCTACCATTAGTAGGACTGTCAAGGTATCTATCTATAAGATTATCAAAATAATCGTTATTATCCCCAAATGCAACCCACTCTTTATTGTGAACCTCTTTGATTGTAGGAACTTGATAAGAAGACATATTGACAACTCTAATGCTATCTTTGTATTCTTTACTAACTGTATTTTTCTTATTTGAACTCATTATATTATGTATGTGTTATCATCTACTGTACTGTAAGGCTTGTAAATTGTGCCATTACCTATCTCGTGTTTCTCAGTTACTCTTTCAGAAGCAGTCTGAGATGTTGCGTATATCTTATCTCTATACCACAATTTATCATTATTAGTTATCTCTAAGTAATAAGTAGAGTCTTCCTCAAGAATTGTTGGACTAAACTTAATATTAGTAAAGTTTGAGTCACTTGCTATGTAAATAACGTCTAAAACCTCTTCTTTACCATCTCCATCTCTCCTTAATTTAATAGAATAATCCATCGTTAGGATAAAATCTAAACAAGTAGATTCTTCAAAAACCCCACCCTCAGACAATACTCTTGCCTCTAAGTAGTTATTAAAGACACTTCTCGCTGCAATACTAATTGTCTTTTCTCCTAATGTTGGTTCTAATATTAACATACTATGATAACTAAATAATTTATTTTTGTTTTATTTAATAAAAAAACCCCACCAAATGGTAGGGTTTAGTTTAATTGATAAATTACTATTATGCAATAGTAAATCCAGCAGCAGTAATGTTTTCAGCAGGGGTATTTCCTGCAGCTGCAACGTTAATGAAGTTTGCAGGTGCTTTTTCCATACCTGTAAAACTTAAAGTATATCCACTCATATCAGCCATAGCTCCACCTGTCACTACAGTACCTCCTGTTACGTCAGCACCATACTCAGCTCCAGCTAAGAATACATTTCCGTTATTGTCTTCGATAAGAATGTTTGGTCTTCCGAAAGATAATAATTTAATAGTATTGTGGTCTTCTT